GATATTTTATATGAGTTTATAAGTAAATTACCAAGTGCAGAAAAAGAAGTATATAAAGCATTAGCAACTATATTTAATAAAAATGTAAAGGAAATAGAAGTGCAAGAGTTAGATAAAACTATTGAAATGATTAAAGAAATTGTTAAATGTAAAAGTATAATAAGTTTTTTCAAATAAGCAATCAGCTTGAAGATATAAGCATTAATTTAGATTATATTCTTTTTAAAACTGGTTGCATTAATTATATAGAAAAGATAGATATAAACGATTCTATATATATTATCACAGATGTTATAGAAGGATTTATGGATGATAGAACATATATGAGATATTGTCTTGATAATATATTATTACAATTTAATGGAAACCCAATGTCTTATATGGATTATAAATCTGAAATTGGTGGAATACCGAAAACTAATAATATAGAGATATCACAAGTAGAAAAAGAAAAAATAAGAAATAATGCATTAGAGACTTTATCTAGTTTAGCTTTAGTTAATTAGATAATTTCTCTTTTTTATTTTAATAAAATGGGAGGTGAGAATAAATGAGTGATGTATTTGATTTGCAAGGTAGTGTTAAATTAGACTCCAAAGAAGTATTAGATGGATTATCAAAGGTGGACAAACAAGTTGATGCAACTGGAAACTCCATGGAAAAACTTGAAGGCAAAAGTGGAAAAGTTGGAAAAGTTATGGGCGGATTAGGTAAGAGTATAGCAGGAGCATTATCCATTAATGTTGTTAAAAACTTTGCTATGGATTGTGTAAAAGGACTAGATGATATCTACCGTTCTAATGCTAAGTTAGAAGCCATTTTTAAATCTACGGGCAAAGCAACTCAATCACAAATAGAGGACTTAAAGGAATATGCAACGGCTTTAGAAGGTAAAGGAGTTGTAGACGATGATGTAACTAAAACAGGTATGGCACAATTAGCAACCTTTAACTTGACCAGTGATTCAGTTAAAACTTTATCTTCTTCCATGCTTGATCTAATAGTAAACCAAAAGGGAGTTAATGCAACTCAAGAGGATGCAATGGGAATAGCAAATCTCGTGGGTAAAGTAATGACTGGGAACACTGGGGCTTTAAGTAGATATGGTATTACTTTAAGTGAAGCACAAGAAAAAGTTTTAAAAATGGGAACAGAACAAGAAAGAGCTGCAATGTTAGCAGAAGTTTTAGGACAAAACTTAGGTGGTGTAAAT